GGCGCGCATATCGGCTACGTTGAGCGCAAACAGGCCATGTTCATCGCGCCGTGGATGGATCAGGGCATCGAATACACCAGCCCGGCCTCCGAGTTCCGGCAGATCAAACACAACCTCCACCCCATCGTCTCCATCGAACCGGAAAATGGCTGAGCTCCCCCTCATCCACTACCTGTATCAGGCGCTCAACTCCGAGCACGGGATTGTTCTCGAAACCACGGACCCCGAGCGCCTGAGACAGAAACTCTACGCCGAGCGTAAGAAAGACCCTGATCTTGCGCGCATTTCCATCAACATCTCCCGGACGCAACCCGAGAGCCAAATCTGGTTGACCAAGCGATGAAAACAGCGATCAAAAAGCATACGCTCAACCTCCGGGAGGGGGATTGGGATTATCTCGAGTCCATGTTTAAGCCGAACGGCATCCCGACTGCAGTGGCCGTGCGGACCCTGATCTCGAATTTCGTGGACAAGAAGCGGGACGAGGAAGCCCGCCAAAACGGCCGCGTGAGCATGAACATGGACGTGAGCCTTGACTGAGTTTGTTAAGGCCGCTGCCCTCCGCGAACGTATCCGATCCCTTCCAGCCGACGCAACGTATCAGGCCGTCATCGACCTGATTGATGACATAACGCGATTGCCCCTTGACTATCGCACCCCCTGCCTTGTTCACCTCGCCCTGACCCTTCTCGAAAGGACCGATCATGACCGATGACTCCGCCCCCTCCGATATCAACGAGCTTTTCTCCCGCGACCCCATGAAACTTTCCGACCTCGACATTGATCGGATCATCATGGAGTTCCGCAAGCGCCGGAATATCTTCAACTCCAATCCAGCCGCCGCAGCCGCCAAGGCTCCCGGCAAGACCTTGACCACGAAAGAGAAGGCCGCCTCTTCCTTGAAGATCGAGTTCGACCTATGACCGGCCTCACCTCAGCGAAGAAATCCTTCGACAACGGAGTCCAGGTAGTCTGGGACGCAACATCGCTTGACCTCGCTCAAGCCTGCGCCCGCAAATACTTCTACTCCATGGTCCTCGGCATCCGTCCGAAAGACCTTTCAGTGCATCTTCTTTTCGGCGGCCTCTACGCAACGGCCCTCGAGCATTTCTACAAGCATCGGGCCGCTGGCGATGACGTGAACCTCGCACTCCGCAAAGTTGTGGCTGAGGCCATGATTTCGTCTTGGGACTACGAGAACAACTGCGCCAAGACATTCGATGATCCGAAGAAAACTCGCATCGCGCTTCTTCGCACAATCATCTGGTATGTCGAACAGTTTGCCGTTGAGACTGAGGACGGCCTGCGCACCTACCACCTGCAGGACGGCAAGCCAGCCGTTGAGCTTTCCTTCTCCCTCGACTTCGCCCCTTCCATCGTTTACAACGGTCACCTCGACCGGGTAGTCCAGATGGGGGACGAGCTTTACGTCATGGACCAGAAGACTACCGGAGGGACAATCGGCCCCTACTACTTCAACGGCTTCTCCCCCTCGAACCAAATGTCGGGCTACTCCTTCGCCGGACAGATCATCCTCAAGTCCCCTGTCCGCGGTGTCATCATCGACGCGGCTCAGATCGCGGTCAACTTCACGCGCTTCGAGCGCGGCATTACTTCCCGCTCCAAGGATCAGGTCGAGGAATGGTATGACTCCACCGTGAGTGTAATCACGGCCTTCCAGCACCTCGCGGAGTCGGCCGGGGATCGTGAGGCTGCCTACCCGATGAACCCAACGGCCTGCTCAAATTACGGTGGTTGCGCCTTCCGCATCCTCTGCTCCCGCTCTCCGAAGGTTCGCGAGAACTTCATCAAGTCTGACTTTGTGTCGCACTCATGGGATCCCGCTATTCCGAGGTAAGCTGATGACTGATGTGATAACGATGAAAGCTGCGGAAGTCTTTGCTGTCCCCATTGAGCAAGTAACTCCAGAAATGCGCTCTGTAGTCAAACTATGGCGTCACGGGGAAAACTACTCCATGGGCGGTATCAAGGCCGGAAAAATTCTCGGACAATACCCCGTCAAACAGGAACCATTCTGACATGCAATCCCTCGACCAGCACAAATCTTCCGATTACGTCAAACTCATCTTCATCGGCAACTCCGGCGCCGGGAAGACCGGAGCCCTGACCCCGCTTGTCCAAGCCGGTTACGAACTCCGCATCATCGACCTTGACTCCGGCCTCGACGCCCTCGTCAACCATGTCAAGGAGATCAACCCGAAACTCCTTTCGACCATCGAGTTCGAGTCCTTCCGCGATAAGATGAAGATGACAGCTTCCGGCCCCGCCGTTATCGGCAGCCCCAAAGCCTACGTCCAGACCCTCAACGCGCTCGAGAAATGGGGTGACGGCTCTGACCCGGCCAAATGGGGACCGAAGCGTATCCTCATCATTGACTCCCTGACCAACCTCGGCCGCGCCGCCTTCCAGTGGGCCCGAGCCGCCAACCCCATGTCGAAAGACCCTCGGCAATGGTATAAGACGGCCCAAGACCTGATCGAGGACTTGATCGCCAATATCACCTCCGATGCCTTCGAGACCAACGTGATCGTTATCTCCCACGTTGAGATGGTGGACAGCAACGGCCTTACAAAAGGTTTTGTCTCCTCCATCGGCAAGGCGCTCGGCCCCAAAATTCCGCGCTTCTTCAACACCATGCTGCTCTCTGAAACCTCTGGCAGCGGCAAGCAAGTCAAGCGCAAGATCAAGACCCTCCCCACGGGCTTGATCGACCTGAAAAACCCGGCCCCGATGAAGATCGACGCCGAGTATGAGATTTCTGACGGCCTTCTCCAGATTTTCAATATCTTGAAGGCCCAGAAGTGACCCGCCGGAAAGTCGGCACAACCTCCACAAATCAAGGAAAACACAGATGAAATTCTCTGATGCACTCGACCGCAAACTCGAAGAGATTCGTCGCCCGCCCGTCCTCCCCGTTGGCCACTACATCTGGCAGGTCTCGAAGCACCCCGAAATCGACGAGTTTGAGTCCCAGAAAACCGGCGGCACCTTCGAGCGTGTGACGTTCCAGCTGACTTGCGCCGCGGCCTCGGACGACGTGGACCCGGATGACCTCGAGGCCTACGGCAACGTGCAGGGCGCGCAGTCCCGCAAGACCTTCCTGTTCTCGAACAACCCGGACGACAAGGCCGCGTTCGAGCGCTCGATGTTCAACCTGCGGCGCTTCCTCGACCATTGCGGCGTCGATGACAGTCTGCCGATGAACGAGGCTCTGGCAGCTTCTGTCGGCCAGCAGTTCCTTGCCGAACTGACCCACCGCCCGGACCCGAACGATCCTGAGATCGTTTACGCCGAAGTCGGCCGCACCGCTCAGGTGTAATTGAAAGCGAGGGCGGCAGCTGCGGTTGCCGCCCCTTTCTCATTCAGGGAGTGATAGAATGCCCCTCGTTTCCTTTGACGAACAGCCGCGCCGAGTGCAATTCCTCATGCAGGGACAGCGGCTGACCTCCGGCGAGCGTGATGTTGAATATGGCAAGCCCTACGACAACCTCACCGCCTGTGCCGGACTGTTCACGGCCTACCTCATCGGCAAGTATCGCGGACACATCGTAGATGAACAGCAATTTGACCTCACCGCTGAGGACGTGGCGTGGCTGAACGTCTTGCAGAAAATCTCGCGGACTTTTGCAGGCAACGTCAAGCCTGACACCTACATCGACGCAGCGGCCTACTCCGCGATCGCAGGCGAATGTGCTGAGGAGGACAAGGCATGAGCCTTCGTTTCTTCTACTACGTCCGCCAGCTTGGCCGATCCTGCCCTCAAGCTTCCGTCGATCATCCAGTCGGCCGGATCGAGAAGCTTCATTCCCTCGTCGGTGAAGTCATCGAGTTGACCGAGGCAGATCGCCACCTCCCCCTTTCCGAGCTAACCGTCAAATACCCGCCACCGGAGGCCATTCAATGACCAGCGGCACTTTCGCCTATATCCCAGTTTCCTCAGTAATCGTTGACCGGGAAAACCGGCAGCGCCGGGAACTCGAAGGGATCGAGGAACTCGCCAAGTCCATCCTTGACAACGGCCTGATCAACCCGATCGTTATCACCCGCGAGAACGTCCTCGTCGCTGGTGAGCGCAGACTGACAGCGCACCAGCACCTTGGCTTCGACCTCATCGCCGTCCAATACACGGATGAACTCGATGAAGAGCAACTCCACGTCATTGAGCTTGAGGAAAACATTCGGCGCCTTGAGCTCCCGTGGCAGGATCACGTCAATGCGGTCTCAACTTTCCACGAAATCAAGGCGCGTAAAGCGGCGAGCGAGAACCGCCCGTGGTCGCAGGAAGCAACGGCCGCCGAACTCGGCATGTCGCAGGGCAACCTCGCCAAACACCTCCTCGTCAAAAAAGCGATGGACGAGGGAGTGAAAGAGGTCCTCGAGTCCCCCAAGCTTACGACCGCTGCCAACTTCGCGGGCCGGATGCAGGAGCGCCGGAAGACTGCCATGCTGCGGGAACTCCGTCAGGAGAAACCGGCCGAAGTTGCGCCAGCGAAGTTGCCGACCGACGCGCTTACTCCTGAGGACGTGCAGCGCGCAATCGAGGAAGATCAAGCCTCCGTCCAGTCCTCCCGCTACGTTGAGATCATCAACACCAACTTCCTCGACTGGTCGAAGGAAGTAAGGGAAATCCCTTACAACGTCATCCACTGCGACTTCCCTTACGGGATCAATGCTGGTGACACGAAGGGCATGTCAGGCGCGAAGTCCTTCGGCTATTACGAGGACACGCCCGACATTTACTGGGACCTCCTCGACACCTTCCTCGCCCGGCAGGACCGCTTCGTGGCCCCCTCGGCCCACATGATCTTCTGGCTCAGCATGAAGTTCTACACGCCGACGGTTGAGAAGCTTCGCTCGGGTGGTTGGCGCGTGGATGATTTTCCGCTGGTTTGGCATCGGTCGGATAATTCCGGTATCATCCCCGACGCGCAACGGGGACCGCGCCGCACATACGAAACGGCGCTCTTTTGCACCCGTGGCGACCGTAAAATCGTCCGCCCCATCGCAAACTCCATCGCCGGGGTGACGACGAAGACCTACCATATGAGTGAGAAGCCGCTCCCCGTTCTTGAGCACTTCTTCCGCATGGTCATCGACGAGACTTCCGTGGTCCTTGATCCCACCGCAGGCAGCGGTAACGCGATCAAAGCAGCTGAGACTCTCGGCGCAAATTGGGCAACCGGCCTCGAACTCTCTCCCGAGTTTGCCGAGGGCGCAAGACAAAACCTGGGACTGTAAAATAGGGCTTGACATTAGCTCGGTATGGCTTTATCATTAAGTGGTTGCGCCATACCTAACTGCGGAAAAGGGGATGCGATGAAAAAAGCTGTTTTTCTATTTGATACAACAGGATACGCTGCTCAGCCATTTACGGAGGCTGGATGGGAAACTTACATTATTGATATTCTGAATGTGGAAGAGTATGCCATAAATCCGCGGGCTACTCATACTCTGTCGTATGACATTCTCGCAGAAGAAGCTGCTATTATAGAACTTTGTGAGGGAGCAGAATTTGTATTCGGCTTTCCTCCGTGCACTGATATGGCAGTAAGTGGCGCTGCTCATTTTAGCCGTAAGAAAGCAGCAGACCCCCTTTTTCAGGACAAAGCTGTAGTTTTAGCGCGCTCAGTTGAGCGTATAGCTACAGCGGCAGGTGTCCCTTGGGCATTAGAAAATCCAATAAGTGTCCTCGCTACTAAATGGCGTAAACCAGATTTTATTTTTGACCCTTGGCATTTTGGGGGTTACTTACCGGAAAATGACAAGCATCCAGACTATTCAACTTATATAGCTCCGCGTGACGCCTACCCGAAAAAAACGTGTCTTTGGAAATCACCCGATTTTAAGCTGCCGCTTAAAAAACCAGTAAAACGTCCTTCAGGCTATTCTACGCAGCATACAAAACTAGGCGGCAAGTCTGAAAAAACAAAGCGGATACGCAGCGCCTCTCCCAGAGGGTTTTTCCGCGCTCTTTACGAGGTTTACAAATGATCGCGCACAAACCAGTCTTAATTATCGGGGAAGCCCTTGGCGAGGAAGAAGAACGTAAGGGCGAAGCCTTCGCAGGCCCATCCGGTTCCATCCTCCACGGCATCCTCCGGCAGGCGGGCATCCCCAAGGATGACTGCTATTTCACGAACGTCTTCAACTTCAGGCCGCGTGGAAATCGCCTAGACTCGATCTTGACCGGGAAGTCCGAGGCTATCGCGGGCTATCGGCCTGTCGCCTCCGGCAAATACGTTCACCGCCAATACCAGCCTGAACTCGACCGCCTTTTCCACGAGATCGAAACCGTCCGGCCGAACGTCATCCTCGCCCTCGGCAACTACGCACTCTGGGCAGTCTGCAAAAAGTCCGGCATCAAGAAATATCGCGGGAGTCCGCTTTATTCTCATGACGGGAAATGGAAGGTCATCCCAACCTGGTCCCCAGCCTCCGTCTTGAAACAGTGGGAAATCCGCGTCATCATGCTCGCGGATATTTCCAAAGCCGCTCGTGAGATGACATTCGCTGAGCTCCGCCGCCCGCAGCGCTTCATCTACATGGAGCCGTCCCTCCAGGACATTGAGGACTTCTACCACCAGTTCCTCAAGAACCAGCCCTTCCTTTCCTGCGATGTTGAGACGAAAGACTCAACCATCACCGAGGTCGGCTATGGAACCGCGGACGGCAAGCACTGCATCGTCATTCCCTTCTGGGATAGGACGCGCAAGGACGGAAACTACTGGAGGACGCATGAGGACGAACGCGCTGCATGGAAGTGGGTTCGGGACATTAACGCTAATCACTTAATGATAGGGCAAAATTTCTCGTATGATATGCAATATTTCTGGAAGACGGCAGGTATTCCATGTCCCAGATTTCTTGGTGATACCATGTTACTGCATCACTCCATGCAACCTGAGTTGGAGAAGGGGCTTGGATTTTTGGGTTCCATTTATAGCTCAGAACCGTCGTGGAAATTCATGAGAAGTGACCATTCTGACATTCTGAAAAAGGGAGATGACTGAAAATGACCTACATCACCGTTATGGCAACCACCGCGAAAGTCGAGGGCACCCTGCTCGAGGCCTACCGGCTGAACGCCGCCCAAATCCTTTCAATCAGGGATTTGGGCACCTACACCGTCAGCATACAGCAGGAGGACGGCTTGCTCGAGTTCGAGTCCCCGATTTGCGAGATCAAACTCCCCGGTCTTACCTTTTACGCCAGCGGAGTCGCTGATGAATTGCTGGCGAGGGCACGATGATCTACATTGCCTCGCCTTACACTCACGAAGACAAAGAGGTTCAGGAGTTCCGCTATGCCCGTGTCTTCGCTTACACGAGCAACCTGATCCTTCAAGGCCTCCCAGCCTTCTCCCCGATCGTCTACGGCCACCAGTTCCACCTCCACAATCACGCACCGGCGGACTACGAGTTCTGGCAGGACTTCAACGAGCAGATGCTGCTTGCATCGAGTGAGGTCCGTGTTCTCTGCTTGCCGGGCTGGGAGCAATCAAAAGGGATCGCGCACGAAATCCAGTTCGCTTCCCGCAACGGTATCCCTTTCAGGTATGTCCCTCAATGAAAATCTTCGACACCTCCACCCTCGATGAGAAGATGATGGCGGTCCTCCCCTATCAGGAGGCCGCGTGGATTTACAACGGACTTGACGTTTGCGTCACCGCTGAGGTCTACAACACTCTGATCGCCCAACTCGAGACTGAGCCACCGAACGTCCGCGCGACGTATGAAACCGCCCTCGCAAAGCTTGCCCCGATCAGGGAGATGAGCCTGCGCGAGACACTGATTGACGAAGAGGCTCGGCAGGAAACCATCGTCAGCCTCGAGGCCGATCTGAAATCCCTTGATGCGAAATTCCAGCGGATCATGAAGGAAGTCTTCGGCTCCGAGATGAATTGGCGGTCCCCCGTCCAGCTTAAGAACCTGTTCTATGGGATGCTCGGCCTCAAGGAAATCAAGAAGCGGAATGCTCAGGGGATTTTCGCGGCCACCGTGAACCGCGAGGCGCTCGAATACTTCGACATTTACCTCTACGCTCGGCCGCTTGCCCGCTTCATCCTCGCCATGCGGGATATTCACAAGCAGCTTGGCTTCCTCAAGACTGAGATCGACCGGGACCAGCGCATCCGCACAACCTACAACATCGCTGGCACTAACACCGGCCGCCTCGCCTCATCCATGTCTGAGTTCGGAACAGGCACCAACCTCCAGAACGTGAACCGGAAACTCCGCTATCCGTTCACCGCCGACCCACAGATGTATATGGTCAACGTGGACCTTGAGCAGGCGGACGGCCGCAACGTCGGGGCAATCTGCCATACCCTTTTCGCTGAGTCAGATGCGAAGCAGATCGCACGGCTTCTTGAGGTCGATAAATGGAATGGCCCGGTAGGCCCTGAGTTCGCTTCTGCCTTCCTTGATGCTTGTGAGTCCGGCGACCTTCACACCTCAGTCTGCCGGATGACGTGGCCCGAGCTTCTCTGGCCCGAAGACAAGTCCAAGTGGAAGAAATTCTGCGACGGCTTGATCGCTCACGGACAGGACAGCTATCGCCAGCTTGCCAAGAAACTCGGCCACGGTTGCCTTACTGCTGATCATGAGGTGCTTACTCCAGCTGGATGGGTATCTATAGCGGAACAGCCTTCGGTAATTTTGCAATGGACGCAAAGCTGTGCCTCTTGGACGCGGCCTTCTCATTGGGAGGCAAAACATTATATCGGAACGATGCACAGCTTTGAGGGGACTAGTATCTCCGCATATATGACACATGACCATCGTGTCCCTTACACGCTTGATCCAACATCAGCAAAGCTGCGGGAGCAGCCCGCAGAAGCAGGAGTTCCTAAGTTCATGCCACTCGGCGATGGTTTTGTTGGCGGTTCAGTTTCAACTAACGGGCGACTTTACGCGGCTATTGTTTCTGACGGCGAGCTTACTGGAAACAAAACCCGCTTTCACTTCCACAAGGGGCGGAAAGTAAAGAGGCTCATAAAGTTGTGCAACGACGCCAACGTAGGCTATACTATACACCCAGATAACCGAATTTCCATTGAACTAACCTGCCCGAAGAAACTCGGCCCCTGGTTGCTTGATCTTACACCTGAAAGCGCTCGTGACTTCCCTGACGAGTATAAACATTGGGACGGCCATATCGGCCTTACTGCTACAACGCTGCACTCCACATCTAAAGAAAACCTTGAGTGGCTGCAGACTCTCGGCCGTCTTTATGGCATCGGAGGAAATATTTCGAAGCCATATGTATCAGGCTTTGGCTCTATAGTATATAGGCTTCAGCAAAACAAACGACAATGGGCAAGTGGCGCATCCGTGCGGCACAACAAAACTGATGTAGTCAATTTGCCCGTTTACTGCCCCACCGTTGAAACTGGTTGGTTCTTTGTTAGGAGAAACGGAAAAATTTTCATCACGGGAAACACCAACTACTACGGAACGCCGCGGACAATGGCAAAGCACGCTCACGTCCCCACGAAGATCATCGAGGAATTTCAGGCCCGCTACTTCCGGCAGTTCCCTGCGATCAAAGCGTGGCACAACTACACGATCAATGAAATTCAGACCCACGGAACTCTCACAACGCTCTTCGGCCGCCGCAGGATGTTTTTCGGCCGCGGCAACGACGCCAGCACTTGGCGCAAGGCCATCGCATACTGCCCGCAGTCCATGACCGGGGAGCAGATCGACCGCGGCCTTCTCCAAATCTGGCGCAAATTTCCCCAAGTCCAGCTTCTCAACCAAGTCCACGACTCAATCCTCTTCCAAGTCCCCTTCAACGAAGCGAAACACCTCATCCCCGAAATCCTGAAAACGATGCAAGTCACCATCGAGCTCAAGGGCGGTCGGCCCTTCACTGTCCCCCTCGAGGCCGCCGCAGGGTGGAATTGGGGCTACGCGGATGAAAACAATAAATACGGATTGAAAAAATGGACAGGACAAGAGGACCGAGATCGGCCTTCGCCCAAAAGAAGGCTCCGCGACTATCTGGCGACCGCCCCGACTTCGTCGAAAGCTTTTTCGAGTTCACTGAAAGCATAAGCTCGCCCCCACTGTTCAGGAAGTGGGGAGCGATTGCGGCTATTGCCGGGGCGCTTGAGCGTAAGGTATGGGTTCGGACGCTTGGCTCGAACCTCTACCCGAACCTCTACGTCATCTTAGTCGCGCCGCCGGGCGTTGGCAAGACCGAGATCACTTGGCGCGTTCGCGGCTTCTGGAAGGGGATGGAGGATCATTTCGTGGCCTCCACCTCCGTCACGAAGGCATCGTTGATTGACGAGCTTGCGGAAGCCAACCGCCGCTGGATCACGCACTCGCCGGAGAACCCCGTGGAGAATTTCAACTCTCTCCTTCTCTGCGTGAACGAGCTTGGCGTTCTTATCCCGGCCTACGATAATGAGTTCATGAACGTGCTGACGGACTTATGGGATTGCAAGGACTATTCTGAGAAACGCAGGACGAACAAGCTGGAGCACAAGATCGAGCATACGCAACTCAACATGCTAGGCGCCTGCACTCCAGCTTACTTGATGCAAACGCTACCTGAGGGCGCTTGGGATCAGGGCTTCATGTCCAGGACTATCCTTGTTTATACAGGGGAAAGGCAAATCCGCTCCCTCTTCGCAGACACGTCCGTCGATGGGGAGGAAGAAAACGCCCTCAAAGAACAGCTTGAGCGGATCGGGAATATCTACGGGGAGATTAAATTCAGCCCCGAGGCCGCCAAACTCGTCGATGCCTTCCATATGTCGGGAGGAGAGCCGAAGCCGGAACACCCGAAGCTTATCAGCTACACCATCCGCCGAACCGTCCACCTCCTCAAGCTTTGTATCGTCGCTTCCATGAGCCGGTCAGACGAACTCCTGATCCGCGAGGACGACTACAACCGCGCCCTCGGCTGGATGCTTGAGGCCGAAGCCTGTATGCCAGACATTTTCAAGGCTATGGCTCAAGGCGGGACAGGTAAGGTCATGGAGGAGGCTTGGTATTATCTATTCACAATCCACGCGAAGGAGCAAAAGCCGATCATGCTACACCGCCTTATTCAGTTCCTGCAAGAGCGAGTCCCCGTCCACAACGTCCAGAACACAATCGACCTGATGGAGAAGGGGAGGATGATTGAGAAACGACTGATGCCAGGAGGCGTCGCATACATTCCAATGGGGAAGAGGGCAGGACAATGAGCAACCACAATTCAGCGGTCTTCCTCGGAACGGATGCCGGGCTTGATATTCTTGAGGACCTGAGGACAAATGTGAAATTCGCCGGGCAATGCGAGTTGTGCCTTGTTCGCGGGATCACGATGACGTTGCTCGCTTCCGCGCTGGTTGCGAATGAGGTTTCCGATGCCGAAATCGAAGACTACATGGAAACATTTGCGGCCGCCGTTCTCACCCTTACCCGCCACGCAAAAAAGGAGGCGGATCAAGAAGACCCGCCCCAGTCACCAGACAAGAGAACGCTGAATTAGGTCCAGCAGTCCATCCCAGACGGGATAAGAGGGAGGGCAGCGATGCCCTCCTTTTCTATTTACAGCCCGTATTCGCGGTCGAAGTAGGCGATCAGCGCCGCCTTGTAGGTCGCGTTCGACAGCACGTCGGCGTTGAAAATCATCACGTCCGAAATAGCGCCATCCAGCGCCTGCCCGCCAGCTGGACCTGCTAGCGCGCCCACAATCACGGGCCCAGTGCCCATAGACCCGACTGCCGTTACTGGCGTAACGTCCACACCGTTGACGTTCATCAAGAGCGCGGAACCAGTAAACGCCGCGATGACATAGTTCCACGCGCCAGCATTGATCGGCCCGCTGATCGTGCTGGTGCCGTGCTGCAATCGCACATTTGCCGCGCCTGCCTCACATTGCAGGATCACCCGGTTTGAGATGTCGGTGAATTTGGAGATCAGCGTGTCCACCGCGGTGTTCGTCGTCCGCTTGAACACGGCGACCATAGTGTAGGGGTCACCTGTGGGCAGAGTCACGGCTGTGGTATAGAAATCGGTGGTTCCGTCAGCATTGGTATCAGTGCCCCGGAAGATCGCCGCCGGATAGCCTGCAATCTGATTTTCGGCGTATTCCGCCCGCGTTGCGTCAACGTAACGATGCAGGGTGTTCACGCCCCCCGCCCGGTCAAGCCATGTGGTGATGTTCGCGCCCGACAGCACAAGATGCGCGGCATCGGCCTGCGCCCAGATTGCCAGATCAGGGATTGCCGCGATGGTGTCAGCAAGCGGCGTCACTACGGGCAGCGCGGCATTGCCGAAGGTGGTTTGCAGTTGAATGCCAGACATTAGAGGTCTCCGATTTCAAAGGCCACGCAGTAGTGGCGGATGTAGGAAGGCACGGCATGGCCGAGCCGGTGGTAAAGCGAAGCGGTCGTGCTTTCGCTGTAGAGAAGGCCGCGACCAGCGGCCCAACCGTCCGACGTGCTGTCGGCCCAAATTGCGTAGCTGATCGTCTTGGACGTGCCGCTGGGGACGCCAGACAGCGCGACCCGAACGGTGTTGGCACCTGTGATTGACACGCTGGCAATCGTGGCGCTGGTGGTGCTGTCAGAATAGGCAAAGCCCTTGTTGACCACATCGGCCACCCAGTCGTCATCGAACTGCAGATCGCCAAAGGGAACGGCGAAAGTAATGTCGATGTTTGCGCCCGTCAGCACAGCGCCAGTGGGCCACAAGGGCACCCAAGCGCCGGTTTGGTGCAGCACGCGGTGCGCCTCGGCCAGCATCTCGCCAAAGACCATGCGGCCTTCGTTGGTGCTGTGCGCAATGTCCACCATGGGACAGTGATACATCGGCCCGGCCATGACGACCCGGCCCGCTGCCTGCGCCGCCGCCAGTTGGTCGAGACGGACGCCTGACTTGCTTTCACCGACCAGCGCGGCATCTTGGCAGTTGATCTGGGCGATCAACAGTTTTGGAGCGGCAGCCAGGCTCAGCACCGTCTGCACCTCGACGCACAGGTCATCGGCCAGCGCTTCAAGCGCGGTCTGATAGCCCGAGATCGGCCCGCTTTCGCCCTGCACAAAGGTAATCGCCGGGCATTGCACGGTGCGCCCATAAGACGCCGCCGCAGGCACCGCCGCCGTGATCCCAGCCAGCAGGTTGTCCCAATTCGTCGTGCCCCGGATGAACGAGGACAGCGCCACCCCGCCCTCCCAAGCTGTCCACGAAATCACCCCCGGCGATGCGCGGCCCAAGGCTTCGCGCCAGCCATGTTCAAGCCCAAAGGCCAGCAACGGCCCGGGCATGTCGTTTTGCAGGCCCACTGTCTGTTGCAAAGGTTTTAGGCCGATCAGTAGGCCAGCGTCAAACGCAGCGTTGCCGTAACTGCGAAACGCCACCGGGAAGCTGAACACCGCAGTCGGGAACAACGCATCAAGGATCAGCGGATCGCCCTCATTGCCGCCACTGCCCGCGTTTGACTGGCCATACAGCGGGGCCAAGATCATAGGCATCGCAGACTGAATGACCGCCGTAGTGCTGCCCGGATTGCGCCGAATGTCGTAGGCAAAACGGCCATCCACCCGCAATGCCACGTCAAAGCCCCGATAGCGACGGACGTTGGCCGTCTCGTAATCTGCCGACCAGTCAACCGGCGTGGTGTAGTCGTTCAGGATTAGGCCGCCTGCCTCAACCGTGCCGTCATGCCGAACGCCGAGCGCCACGCGGCCCGCAGTATCTGACACCGACCAGCCAAATTCTGCCCCATCACGCGGTGCAGTTTGCGGGACGACAGTCTCTGCAATCCAGACCCGGCCAGTTGTATCGACGGCCAGCGCGGCGGCGGCGTCGGTGTCCGAGACTGCCCAGACGAAAGATCGCCCGCTGCGATCCGATGTTCCGACATGCACCTTGATATTACCAAGGTTTACGTCTCCGTCATCATCAATGCCAAGCGCCATGCGGCCAGAGGTGTCAAAGATCGGCGCGTGATAGCCTGCGACAACTGGCGCACGGCCCGGAACGGACAGGCGGCGTGCGGTGTCATAGGTCGCCGCAGAAATATTGTCCACGTCGCCAAGGCCCACGTCAGCCTTCACCAGCACAACCGCCCCGGTGCGGCCCTGCACGGAAACAACGTCGATAGAATAGCTTTCCTTGAACCAGTTGCCTGCATATGTCGTCGTGCTGGCATTGTCGGCGAGCGCCGTGATGCGGTTGCCGACCGAGAATGAAACCGCGTTCACCGTGCCGTCGACTGAGACGATCCACATATCCCCCACAGCAGCCGTGCCACCACCTGGGAACGTGCCTGCCGAGGCGTTCCACGTCCCGCGCAGGACAATCGGCCCGTCCATATCAGCGGTAATCGTCACATACCAGCCATCAGTGGTTTGCCCATTAAGCGCGCCGACGAGATAGTAAGTCCCCGGCGCCGCGAAGAACTGCGCGAAGCCGTTCACTGTTGCGAAGAACGGATTAGCCTTCGCGGTCCCAGTCGTGTCCGAGTAGATCGTA